TCCGGTTCAGACCAGCAAGTGGATTAGTTGCTATTTGGCTTGTTCTTCCCATTGACGCAAGTGGTGAGTTGCCAGCACTTGGCATAGGATTTGGTTGCTCACCGCTCGCTAGTGCAGCTTGTTGCATAGGTTCTTGCTTAACAATGTATTTATCTGGTTCTTTGTTTGTCTTTGGATTAGTAGACAAGAGAATCTTGTATATTTCTTCCTGGTCTGCAATCGGATTATTTACTGCTCTGTCATAGAGTTCAAGGGAGAGAGCTCTTTCTAGCTGTTCGCTCTTTGGATTTAGGACATCTGGAGAGATTGTAACCATATACTTCATATTTCTAAATAGAGTTGGGTTTACTTTTGTTATGGTCATTTTCTTGTTGTTCTGTTCTTCGAGAACTTTAAATGAGCGGTCGAGATATTCTTGTCCACTCATTTCTTCAGGAAGTTCAAGGTCAAATTCAATCTTTTTATTTTTATCCCCTGGGTTTAATCCTTTGAGGAAAAAAGATTTATACATAAGCTCTGGGTTTCCTGTTATTTCAATTACTTCTGGGACAGTTAGGTATTGGAGAATATCGCTTAGTCGGAGTCTTCCAAAGTCTTTTACGTGCTTTGAAATCATTTGAATAAATAATCCGAGAACTGTATTTGCGTTTTGTTCAAGTCGTGAAATCTCATAAGCTGTTGTACCAGAACCTGATTCAGCCATTCCTTGTTGAAGGGGCTCTTGAGAACTTTCGTTTATAGACCTTTCTACTACTGATAGTGTTTCAAGACCGCTTCTTAGGTCACTTCCTACGTTTATTGCTTCGAGATTTGCATTTGCATCAGTGAATGTTGTAACTGCACCAGGGACAATAACATCAGACGAAATTATTTCTCCCCCTCGGTTTATCATCGGTTTAAAGATTGATAGATATGTACCATCAATTACCATCTGGTAAAGCGTGTTTACAATTGTCGCATCTTGTTGGAGCTTAAATGCAAGTGATTTGTAGTAAAAGAATCTATTATTTATTGGCTCGTATCCGAATTTATCAAATGGGTACAACTTATCTTGTCGGGGGTTTGGATTATCGAATGGTGTAAGCATTACCCCATTTACCATAATTATCTTAAGGTCTAAGTTTTTATTCCAGTATATTATTTCCTCAACATCCTCTTGTCGCATGTTTGGGTCGTACACATTGTAGAATGTCCTATTTGCATCGTCATAAATTGTCTGCACTCCAGGAGATACAAATTTAAAGTTTTCATAAACTCCATTGTATTTATTCTGTGCTTCTGAAAAAGAGATTACTTTTCTCCAGATAACCCATGCCTGTTTTTGTATGTCTGGTTCATAAAAGTTATCTATGTAAAATTGGTCTACTGGGACAACAACATCCATAAAGCAAGGGTATGATTCATCCCTGATTCTCTTTGTTTCCCACTCTCCTTTTTCATTCTTCTCTGTTTTTACTGTTCTATATACTTCTCCGTACTCTGTATATCCAATTGAAGCAGGGCTGGACATGGCTGTAATAACCCTCATAAGGGCTGTAAATGGATAGTTTGATACATCCCCTGCCCATTCCATCAAGTCTTCCATTGTTTGAGCTGTTTCTTGTTGTTCTTCTGAGTTCTCGTTAAAGGCAAAAACCTTTGGAAAAACAAGCCGTGCTGTTGCGTGTGCTGCAATACTCATACACTTGTTTCGTACAACTGGTCTTACCGCTCTACTTCTCCAAGCTGAAGCTGGAGAACCATCAAGTGCTTCTCCATTGTTTGGCTGATATGTGTTAAAGAGCATTTGGTCATACTGGTCTCTTCCTACAAGCGAGAGGTCATTAAACTCTACTCTTGGTGTATACATATTTGTAGTTCCAAGCGTAAAGTGTTTTAGAATCATTGCCCTTGTAGTTTTTTCTTCTTCTGTTGGAGAATATGGTGAAGAAAGGTCAGTTATTTTTCCGTTTTTATCTACTGTTGTACGCAAAAGTACAGCTTCCACTTTTTCTAAGCCGTCATTTATAGTTTGTTTAATTGTAACAATGGACATCTAATTAAATGTTAGTGCCCGTGAGTATTAAGTTAGTAAAATAATATCACATCTTTGGGTGATAAGTAAATGCAACTCTTGGGGATTGAGTGTGTGTCCCTTCGTTCTGTGGTGTTACTGGTAGAAGAGGTCTTGGGGTAGACGCCTCTGAGTAGTGAACAGTAGCACTTATTTGGTTAGGGTTTCTTATAGATGCTATTGCGTATCTTATTGCATCCATTAAGTGGTTATTTATATCGGTTGGTTCATTTATAATCTTGCCATCTTTATCAGTTATCCACACATAGTTTCTGTATTCTTTAATTAAGTTTACTGAGCGTTTAGTTACAGATATTTGGGCTTGTTGGACATACTGGATACCTTGGTTTATTGAGCCACTACCTTTTTTTGCAGGAAGAACTGACAATCCGTAAAGCTTTATTTCATCAATACTCTTTGGTTCTGCTGCGTCTGCTATTACCAAAGCTTTGTTAGGTTGGTTTTTCAAAATATCAGCAATGTTTTTGTTGGAAAGACCTTTCAGGTACATTATCTCATCTAAGATATAACCTCCATTGTAGTAGTACACCGCTACTATCGCTGTTGGGTCATTTGAGTAACCAAAGTCTAGTCCAAATCTTTCTAGTCTTGCTTCATGTGGTATGTCTTCAATAGTCAAGTTCCATCCTTTATAAATCCTTGTTTCTATTTCTCCGAGTTGTCCAAGACCATAAACTTGCCACCAAGCTTTATTATTTTTGTGGGATTCAATTTCTGATATTGTAATTTCATCAAGTGCATCGTTATCAAGGTAAGTAAGGGTAATAAAGTCTATATCATCTCTATTTGGGAGCATTTCTGTATAGAACCAAAATTCTTCTGAAGGGTTCCAGTCAAGCCACACTATTTCTCTTGTTCGTGTTATCAGTTGGTCTACTATTTTGTAATCTAGGTTGTTTGCTTCGTTTACAAATAAAACATCTCTTCGGGGACCGTGTGCCTTTCCATAGGTATCCACTGACATAAAGCGTAGCTTGTTCCCAGTTTCAAATGTATATTCATGGTGAGTTCCATGCCATCTATTCTCATCCCAATAACCTCTGTCTTTCATTATATTTTGGAAATCCAGCATTGCTCCTGTTTCTAAGTGTGGAAATGACTCAGAAACAACGTGGCACATCTTTGGCTTGTTCTGTTTACTTTGGCAATAATCAATAAGCCATACTAGGATTGAAATTGTTTTTGATGCTGATGTTCCACCTGCTACAGCACGAATACGCTTCTTTAAAGAGAATACTTTTTTTGTTGCCTGTGTATCTTTAAAGCTCAGGATTTTTGATTGAGTGTCCTCCATATATCGGGGTTGGTAAATCTTTACCGTTTGTCGTCATATCTATTCTGTCACCATATTTCTTAGGTTTTTTCTTTGACATAGCCCACTTCAGATTGTCAGCTTTTAGCTTGTATGCACTTACAACAGCATTTGCTGCTTTAGGGTCTGCTCTATATGCTGCATCTATTGCTTCATCTCCTATTATCTCAAGGCTTTCATTATCAGCATCAGCAGATTCTTCTTTTGCTCGTGCGTATTGGTCTCGAAATTCTTTGTTGATTCTTAACCAAGTAAACACAGTTGATTTATCAGGCATATCATCAGCTAAGCAAATAGTTCTAAGGCTAATACCTTCTGATAATTGCGAACATATATTGTCAGCTAATTCTTGTGAATAATCTGTTGGTCTACCTACTGGATTTTTTGTTTGTTCTTCTGACATAGTTTTTTATACTTATTTTTGTTTCTTTCCTTTTCCATTACTTGCTATTTCTTGGAGGAGTTTGTATTGCTTTATTTGGTAGTGTGAGCCGAATTTTACGCTTAAATATTCCTTTACCTTTGATACCTTATGCACGTTATAGTATCCCGTGATTGTTAGTATTATTATACTAGGGATTGCCATAATTGGAAACCATATCCAGTTATCTAGCTTGAGCATTATATATATTGCAAATATGCCGAGAAATAGGTTTCTAAATTCATTTAATACTGTTAGCCCGCTAGAGAGGTAGAAGTAGTATCTTATTAGCCTGTTTTCTGTACCTTTTATAAACTTTTTTTCTTTTGTTTGCGGTTTTCTCATATCTTCTGCTTTTCTACTTTAAACTTCTTTGGAAGGGGTAGCTTTGATAGGTATTCTTCCCTTTGTGCTTCTGTTTTTCCTTCCACGTCGTAATCTTTTCTCATATACGCCCAGTATCTGTCAGCATCATCATATCTTAGGTTTGATAGGTTTACTGTTATGAGGGACTGATTAAATGCTTTTCTTATATACGGGATAAGTAGAGTTATCGGTACAACTATTTTTAATGCTTTTAGTTTTAGTTTGACTTCTACTTCTTTTTCTCGTTCTATTGCTATGCCGATTAGTCTTCTAGTTTCAGATACAGGACTTTTTTTTAGGCGATTAATGTTAATCTCCCCTGCAATGTCTTGAATCCTAAACCTATAAGCGTAATCTAACTCAATGAGGGTGGATATGTATTCAGCTGTTGCTTGTGCCGTTCTATCTGGTATTTTCAAAGATGTTAGGAAGTTAAAGGCGAAATCCTGTATTTCCTTAGACGGGAGGGTGAGGTAGTAGTATTTTAGTACGTACGAACGAATTGTTTTTGCTCCGAGTGCGTTAAAAAATTGGAGTACTTTGTTTAAAAAGCTTTTTTTTCCAAATAGTAGGATAAGTACAAATGACGGCACCATTAAGGGAGAGGCAATTATTTTAATAATACCTATAATAGTTCTTTTTAAAATATTTGCGTGCCAGATTGCTTCTGGTATAGGAAAACCACTTGATGGATATAGTGCCCCTTCTATGTAAGTTTTTGTTCCTTCATAAGTTGCTTCTATCTTTGTAACTGAATATGCTTCCCCTGCTTCATTTAGTACTTTTTCTTCTGGGGAGAAGTTACCATACATGCAAATCTCACTTGGGAGTTTATTGATTAGGTTTGCCATTTAGGACAATTATATCATACTTATTTCAAATGTGCATTTATTGTGAGTAAGTTTTATTTATTTTTTGCTTTTTTCTTATCCATCTTTGCTTTATTTGCGTTTTGAGATATTTCCTTTCTTCTCTCTGGTGAGAGTTTCTTTGCCCTTGCTATTCCTCCGAGTGAGTGGAAGTTGTCGGGGAGTTCTATTTCCCTTGCTTTTAAGTGAACTGTTATTGTTTTTGCGGGTATCTTTACTTTCATATTCTATTACCTTTATTTTAATAAGCCTTTCTCCAGGGTATAGTTTAATTCCTATAATCTGGTCTTTGTCGAAAAGACTTTTGGTTGTTAATGATGAAAGCTTTTGTTTATCTTTGAGTATTGCGTATAGCATTTGTTAAAACTGTTTCCACTTAATATCTGTTCCAGGTACTCGGTATTCTACTTTTGGCTTTGAGGCGAATATATATCTCCAGTTCTTAGTTCCTGGCATATATCCGCTTCTTTCGTCATCGAATTTATACCCTTCTTCCTTTAATAGGTTGATTATAGAACCGAGGCGAGTAGTTATTCTGTTGTCTATGCAATAGAAGTTATCTATCTCGCCCTTTTCTTTTAAGATTTTTAGTACTATATCTTTTTTTGAAAGCTTTTTCATAGTGTTTTAAAATGGTATGTCTTCTACGTTTATATCTTCTTCTGGGTATCTGACTTCATCCATTTTTGTTCTAGCTGTTTCTCTTTCTGCTGGAGATTTTGTGTGAAATTCTCTTTCACTATCTTCATTAAATGGTATAGGGGTTCCTGCTGAAGTCAGCTTAGTCTTTGTATTCTCTGCGATTGCCTTAATGTGGTATGACATCATCCCTAGAGTAGTCAGTATTTGCTCTAATTTGTGGCTAACTGCGTCGTTTTTGTTAGGTAGGACAAAGTTCCAGTAGGTCTTTCCTTCCCATTCTCTTGAGGTTCTTGTTCCTTCTAATACATCTCCTTCCTTTATTCCAGAAGCCCATACATCGTGCCATACGTTTGGGTATTCTTTAAATTGAACACCTTGTTTCTTTTTAAGACCAAACTTTGTATTTACCTCTTTTACTTCCCCTGCTCTTGTTACTTTTAACCTTTCCATGTTTATTTTACTTTAATTGTTAGTTGTTTTACTTCCTCTTTTTTTGCAATTCCATTTTCTTCTTCTTGTTTTTTCGTTGCTTTTAACTCTGTTTCAAGTCCTTTTACTTTTGGAGAGTATTCGTATTTTGATTTTGTTGTCCAATAGGCATTTATTACCTCATCTTTAAATCCTTCTTCTGGTAATATCTTTTCGATTTCTGCCCTCAATAGTTCTTTTTTTGCATCAAGTACATCAATTTCTTTTTGTAGTAATGCGTATTCTTCGTATTTTGTCATATTAGATTGCGTTATTTTTTAATAATATTTTGTATAAGTTTACTGCCAAATTTACCGTTGTTCTTAATTCCTCCATATCCCAATTAAATTTTGGCTCGACCACTTTTGCTCCAAATGGGACTATACATACTCCGTCTATTTCTTTATCGAGCTTCTTTATTAGATTTCCGTCTTTATCGAATAGACCATTTTCTTCTATCTGTACTGCGTATAATGCACATTGTACGAATTGACTGTAGTACACTTCTTTTGCCGATTTGAAATCTATAATCACATACTCACCTGTTATAAGCTCTGCTCCAACATCTGATATACCACCTGTCCATAATTTTTCTGAAAAGCAGTGGGCTTCACCCCATAGCCATCGTTTTACATTTTTCTTAGCCCAATTTGTAAATGGTAATATCTTATCGTCTTTTATTTCTCCTGTTTTTACAAAGTGTTCTAGGATAGCATGTAGGTCTGTTCCTGCTTCCGCACTATCTGTTAGCCGTTGTGCGTGTGCCTTATATGCCTCATCTCCAAGCTTTAAAAATTCTTCTACACTCATTTTTTGTATTTCTTTGAGTTTAGAATCAGCTCTGTTTATTCTTTCTTGCCCAAATACATTTTTAGGGTTACTCCACCCAAACTTCTCACAAGCAAGTCCTGAAGCCCAGTAAGTAAGCACTTTAGGAAAAACTTTTGTAACAGTAGATGTTCCTATAAGCGGTTTTCCATTAAGTTCGTGGTAGTGCTTTTTGTCTTCGTTGTCGTAGTATTTATACATCTTTATTAAATTATGTTATTAAGTCTTGCACATCCCTTACATCCATCTTCTTCTCCAGCGTGGCAGTCATGTTCTGCCATAGCCTCTGGTGTAGGTCTTGGTGTAAGAAAGTCCCACGGGCTTTTATCAATAGTTTTTTTAAGTTCTTCTGCCATTTGTTCTAATGTTTTAAATTGTGTCATTATATTAGATTTAATGCTTGTAATACTTTTGTGTCTTCTTCATCAAAGTACTTTCGTTTTTTGTCTACTCGGTAGCTTCCAGTCTCTTCGCAGTATGTGTCATCTTCATCTATCCAGTAATATCCTGTATCGTCTTTTCCTGTTTCGTAATCTAGTCCAGGGATTAGTCCATACTTATCTTCTATGTACTGCTCCATGTTATTTTGAGTCGTCATAACCTCTATATCTTACACTCATGGAAGTAAGCCACTTTTCTGTTTCTTGTGATAACTTTCCCTGGTTTAATTCAAGTATTAAAATTGCAAGGTGTCTAGTATTTCTTAGTATAACTGCCTCGTGGTCATAATCTGTATCTTCTAGTGCTTTCTTGCATATTTTGTAGATAAAGTTTTGTATTGCTTTCTTCATGTTATTTCAATAGAGATATTAGTAGAATGGTAATAAATGCGACCAAAAAGAATACAATAGCGTCTGCGAAAGTGGTAGATACTTGGTGCTTACTAAGTCTATCTTTCGCTGTTTTTATATCGTTATACATAATAATTTTGTCTTTCTCTACACACCTTGAATGGATGTAGAGAGAAAGATATTCAAGGTTACTAATAGTTAAGTTTCGACTTCTTAACTACTACTTAGTATACTCCTTGCTAATATAAAAGCAAGGTATACCTGTGGATAACTATCTTATTCTTTTATATTTTTAATATAATTTGCCAGTGCTATTCCCAGACCTCTTTCTGTCTTA